GTATCCAGGGCTTCCTTGGTCAGTACATCAAGATTTATCCCTTGCACAAGCATCTGTATATCCTTTGTCGGTATGGATCGGAGGTTGATCACTCCACATCTGCCATCTTTATAAAGGTAAAAGGATCCCTTGGGTTTTGTACCGGCTTTGTTCTCAAGGTATCGTTCGTTGGAGATACAAAGGTCATACAAAGAGTTGTCCGTCCATGAAAAAAACATGCCATTGATAAAGTTCGGATATTCCCTTGCCAACGATTCCACGCTACGATACGTTTTAAGCGTGTTTATACTGTTTTTAGGCACCTCAATGACTTCATATTCATATTTAACCATATCTTGCGTAAAATAAAGCCCTATGCCCCTAGATATTGATTCTGCGACTGCCTGTCTGTACTCGTATGTCAAAAGCTTTTCCGCATCCGACCTGTTGGTCATGAAACCGCACTCAATGATCGTACAAGGCATAGAGGTGTTTTTAGGCTCGTACAGTTTACCGGGCTGAAAAGAGTTGATCGGCATACCCAAGTCTTTTGACATTTGCCCGATGATTGTCCTTGCTAGTTGCTCCCCCTTTGCTGATCCAGTGTAGTACATCCCCACAAGGCCGTTGGCTGGATGCCAGTTGACACCGTCACCGAATGCATTGGCGTGAACAGATATGTACACATCAGCCTTGGCTTTGTTTGCCTTACCGACACGATCAGCCAAAGCCATATCAGTCACACCGATCTCGTCAAAACACAAGACGGTCGTGTGCCCCTGTTTGCGGAGCAAGTAATCCAAGGTAAAAGCCACATCCCGGTTAAACTCATGCTCTCGCATCTGTCTACCATCAGGGAAGGGACAGGTGCGTTTTCCCGCTGTCATGTATCCGTGACCAGCGGAGATTGCAATAATCATTTTATATCACCATCCGATTTCTTTTTCAGGATGTCAATCGCTTTTTTTATCACTTCCGGGATCGGAATACCCATCAAGCCGGCGTTTTCGATGATTGAGATGGTCTCGTTGGCTATGTATCCGATGATGACTGCATCCTTAATAAAGGTGGATCCCAATACCAAGTCAAGCCGATAAGCGACCAGCACGACAACGAGGACTACACTCTTTTTGCATAACCCCTTAAACCCGGCTCGGCTGTCCAAAGCCCCGTTTTCGGATTTGCCGCTCCTTTTAAAAACCCCGGCCACTATAAGCCCCATCAAGTAGTCGATACCCATAAAGATGACTAGTGTTGTCATAGCGGCATCCCAACCTCCGTATATTTTTGCTATAAAGCTACCTATAACACCTATAATAGTTAATGTTGTACTTTTCATGATTCCTCCTTAAATCTCATCCAAAATCAAGGAGATATCATCCCAATACCACCTTGAAGCCATTTCCAGTCTTTGTCGTGCAAACGGCCGTCTTTTTACGTTGTAAGTTTTTATACTTGCGTCAGATTGCTCCACTTTAAAGCTCAAAACGTGCCCCAGTTGGTATATGTCTTTGATAATCTCCAAGTCACTGTCCTTTATAGTCCCATAGGCGATGACAAAACGTTTTTTCACCGCCACAATATCAGCTACATATGTTCCAGCCGCAGTTCTCGCTTCTCTTATGTCTTCTATGTCTTCTTCGCTAAATTTGCGATTTAGAGCAGGAAGCAAAATTTCGGATCCGGGCAAGCCTAGCCACAATCTTCCTTTACTCATAGTGCACTCAACCCCAGTCTTTGTTTTTCTGTTATGATGATCGGCACCATTACACGGCCGACTCTCGTATTATCTAAAATCATCTCAATCGGTTGTTTTGGCAGATCTTCAAAAAGGCCGTATATCGTTTCTGCGACTATCGCTGATATTTTGCCATAGTCAAACCTCTCTTTTGTGCCGGTTAGTTGAGATCCGCTTATATCATAGCTTCCTTTGAGATCGATGCTTGTCGGTACGCTGTCGTTGATCTTTTTAGCCACGGTGTTCATCTCATCTTCAAAGCCACCGCCAAGCCCAACGGCCATATTCTCACCGATCTCGGCAAAGACTTTAGACGGCGATTTTATACCAAGAAAATCCTTTACACCGCCAACAATACCGCCAAAGAATCCGCTTATCTGATCACCAAGCCACTTGCCCATAGACTTGATACCTTCCCACACTCCTTTTATAAGGTCTTTTCCGATCTCCCAAAGCTGGGAATAGTAGTTTGTAAAGCCCTCAACAAAAGCTTTGATAATTTGAGGAATGCTTTTTATGAGATCAGGTATCGCCTCTATCAAGCCTTTTGCTAGCATGACGACAAGTTGTATACCAGCCTTGATTAGCTTTGGCAGGTTTTCCGTGATAGCCTCAATCAATTTTGTGATTATCACAGGTATTTTTTCGATCAGGCGTGGTAATGCGTTTATTAAGCCCTCTGCCAGTGCTAAAATGATGGCTATCGATGCGTCTATAAGCATATCGATGTTGTCTATCAGTGTTTCCACGATGGTCAGGACTGTATCAACTATCGCCGGTATCAATTCGGGCAATGCATCCACGAGGCCCATTGCAAGAGATAAAATGATGGCAAGCGCCGCCTCAATCAATAATGGTAGATTATCTATGATCGCATCCACTATAGTCATGATTGCTTGCGTTGCAGCAGGCATAAGCTTTGGCAATGCCTCCAGGATTGCAGACAGTACTTTTTCAAAAAGCTCCATCACCGTGTCGATCAACACCGGTAACATCGGTCCGATCGCATCCAATAAAGCATCCAAAGCTTCCGGCAAAGCATCTACCAAATTGTCAAGGATTGGTACCACATTATCAATCACGTGTCCAAAAGCGTCGATCACGTTCCCTGTGAGATTCGTAATGTCAGCATCCGCATTCCCAAGACCGCCAACCAAGGAGTCCATTGATGAGTTAAACAGCCCCAAGGCACCGGTAACCGTTTGTGTGGATTCTTTTGCAAAGTTCCCGGCGTACTGCTCGGTATTTTCAAAAAACATTTGCATGGCCACTTCTGCTTTTTCCGCTTGTGACGCACTTGCCCAGGTAAAATCAAGTCCTTTTGCGAGTGCATAAGCCTCAATATTGGTCGCATTCATCGCCACACCTAGGTTATCCATCATTGTAAAGTTGCCTTTTGCAGCTCCCGCAACTGAATCTAATGCTTGTTGCATGTCAATACCCATAACGGATGCCATGTCTGCGGCTCTTTGCATTGCTTTTTCCGTCAACTCAAGGCTTTTCTGCTGATCAAGACCAGACCCTTGAAAGAGTGCCCCCATCTTGTTGGCAGTGGCCAAGTAGTCGCTTTGAGAAGTGCCCATGTTTTTATAAGCATCCTCACCGGTTTTTTGGATCTGGTCGGCATACTCACCAAAGACAGCCTCCGACCCTCCGAGGTTTTGTTCAAGCTCTCCAAAAGACGTTACTACATCTTTTGCAAGTTTTGCAGTGGCTGCACCGGCGGCAACTGCAGCTGTGCCCATGGCCGCACCGACACCTTTAAGGATCCCCCCCAGTTTGTCAAACTTACCACCGGATTTTTCAGCCTCATCACCTGCATCTTTTATCCCGTCGCCGAGATCATCCGAGCTATCAGCAGATTTATCCAGCTCTCTTTCCATATTGATAAGCTCACGATTAGCATTATTCAGCTGTATCTGCCAATTTTGCGTTCTTCGATCATTTTCCCCGAAGTTTTCGGCGGCATTTTTCAAGGCCTGTTGGAGTGTAGATATTTTGTCTTTTTGAGTATCAATGGACTTATTTAAAACTTTGTTCCGGGCAGTTGTGGCTTCCAAGCTTTTATCGTTTTTATCAAACTGTGTTGTTACGAGTTTCATTTCGCTCCCGAGCACCTTAAACTGTTGATTTATATCTCGAATCGCAGCCTTAAACTCTTTTTCGCCCTCTATGGATATTTTTGGCCCGATATTTGCTGTCATCTACACACCTCCTTTACAGTGGTATCACATCATCAATGGTTGCAGGCTCGCTATACGTGCCTTTTTCTTTGCGGTATTCGGTATACAACAAGATCAGCTTTCTTAGCGTCATGTGCCACACCTCTTTTTCCGTATACCCAAGTAACGTCTTACCAATAAAGATACAGCGAGCAATCGGTATTTTTTCCGTTACTCGCTCGCTCGGTTTGGGTTTCCTGCGCTCTCTTCCTCGACATCAGGACTTGATTTTCTTGCCGAGGCAAGGATGGAGTTCACCATTTGGTTCATATTGCCGGCATGGATGTGCCTCCCGATAAACCTTTCATCTACGTGAGGTCTTTCCTCGCCTGTCTCGTCCTTTACACAGTCAATATCCTCGTTGATCATCAACATCAAGATACCTTTGAGGTTTTTTATCCTCGTTTTTTCATCCTCGAAGAGTTTACCCATGTCTCCGACTGCGATGTTGAATTTGTCCTGTATATCGTCAATGACGTTTAGGGTAAATCGTAAACCATACTCTTCTTTTCCCAGCTTTATACTTGTTCCTTTGGGCTTTAAATCACTCATAATAAAAAAAGACGGCTTCCCGTCTTTTGCCTCCTTCCGTTATTTTTTTATGTTGTAATGATGTACTCGTATGTAGCCACAGGCGAATCGCTATACCCTTCCTTGACGGCTATTGCACGCAAGGCGCAGGTTTCGGTGATGTCAATTGCTACAGCGTATTGCGTTCCGTTGGTCGCAGATGGAGTAGTACCGTTGATTGTGTAGTATATAGTCTCTTGGTTACCAGCCGTCAAAGTTACCGACTGCGCCACTGCGTACGTTCCGCTTTCTATATTTGCAACCGGCGTAGTAGCTTGAGGCTTGATACCGGATTTGGCATTAAGATAAGCGATAGCCTCGGTTTCAGTTTCAAAGGTTTGTTCTTCTTTCCAGTCTCCATTTTCGTCTACTAGGATGTCTCCCACTATAGTGGATGTCCCGAAAGTTATAACTTCTTCTTTGGTCTTATTTTCGTCACTCGGCTCACCGAACTGTACTTTTTTTAACCATACTGCTCTCCATCGATTCAGCCCGCCAACTTTCTTTTTACCATAAAATCCTGTGGCCACAAAAGGAGCCTGGTCATCAACGTTGGATATTAATTCTTCGTTGTTGAGTTTTTTACCTAAAAGCTCTGCCTTGATCTCATTGCTAAGGTCATCCACACCCAGGGTGATTGTGCCCGTTTGAAAAGATTTGTCACTCTCTCTGATACTATCATCAGCGTAAAGCTTTACACTGGACTGAGTGATGGCGATATTTGCCTGTATTGCCGCTGCTATTTTACCTGCACTGGTCGGGCTTTTATACACAAGGTTTTTTAACCCTATTTTTGCCATAAACATTTCCTCCTATTTCATAATAATTTCAACTTCTTCATCAGCTATTTTTTTCATTTCTTCCAAAGCTTTTTTCTTGCTCCGGCTTACTGCAGGTCGCACAAAAGGTTTCTTTTGACGCACAGAGGATCCACTTTCAATCGCCCTTGCAATCAAAGCGTTTGGATGCCCCTTGGGATACTCCTTTGTCGGATAACTTCCATACCCATCAAAACCCACCTTTACGTTGATATTCCCATCGTTGTCTACCTTTGGCGGTGTTATTCCCAGGCTTTTTTTCAAGTCTTCGAC